AATAAATCTTCCGCTCCACAGGGCACGCATAGGGGCCCGCGCACGCGCGCGGGAGGATACCCCTCCCCCGGAGGGCAGAAAGAAGGCGAGAGAATGGCGAAGAAAGTGACGGAAGCATCGGAGACGAAGCGGCTGCAGCAGATCTATGCCGGACTTCCTCCGAAGATGCTGGCGCTGGCGCAGGGACTGATTGTGCAGGCGGCGAGGATCCGGGTGAAGCTGGACGCGCTCAACGCGGATCTGCAGGAGAACGGTCTGACCGAGCTCTTCCAGCAGTCGGACAAGGTGGAGCCGTACATGCGGGAGAGACCGGAGGCGGCGCTGTTTGTGAAGCTCGACAAGAACTACCAGGCGATCATGCGGCAGCTGCAGGATCTTGTGCCGCCGCCGGGCGCGGGGGACAGCGACGATCTGGATGCCTTCCGCGGAGGGGCGTGACGCATGGACAACTATGTGCTCAAGTACTGGCAGGGGATCATGGACGGGTCTATCTGCGTGGGGCACTGGGTGCGGGCGCTGTATCAGCGGGTGATGGAGTGGATCGAGGCCGGGGAGGTCATATTTGACCAGGCAAAGGCGAACCGGGCGATCACCTTTATCGAGCGGTTCATGCACCACAACAAGGGCAAACTGGCGCCGGGCCGGTTGGCCCTTTCTTTGTGGCAAAAAGCGGCGGTGTCGCTGATCTTCGGGATCGTGGACGGGGACGGGAACCGGCACTTCCGGGAGGTGCTGCTGGTGGTGGGCCGCAAGTGCGGCAAAACGCTGCTGGCGGCTGGCATCATGGAGTACATGGCCTTCGGGGACGTGGAGTTCGGGTCAGAGATCTACTGCGTGGCACCGAAGTTGGATCAGAGCGACCTGGTCTATTCGGCGTTCAGGTTTGCGGTGGACTGCGAACCGGCGCTGAAGCGGCGGCTGCGGCCCCGGAAAATGGACTACTACATCCAGGAGAGCAACACGACCGTCAAAAAGATCGCCTTCAACGAGAAAAAGGCTGACGGCTACAACCCGGCGCTGACGGTGTGCGACGAGGGGAGCAGCTGGCCGGGAGAGCGGGGGCTGAAGCAGTACGAGGTCATGGTGTCCGGCACGGGCGCGAGGCCACAACCGCTGACGCTGATGATCACCTCCGGGGGCTATGAGGACGAGGGGATCTATGACGAGCTGATCCGACGGGGCACCAGCTTCATCAACGGGGACAGCCGGGAGACGCGGATGCTGCCGATCCTGTACATGATCGACGACATCACCAGGTGGAACGACCTCAACGAGCTGCGGAAGAGTTTGCCAGGTCTGGGTGTGAGCGTCTCGGCGCAGTTCATGGTTGACCAGATCGCCAAGGCCTACGAGAGCCTGAGCGCAAAGGTGGAGTTCCTGACCAAGTACTGCTGTATCAAGCAGTCGAGCAGTCAGGCGTGGCTGAAGGCGGAGGCGGTCATGGGGGCCGCGGGGGAAGCGCTGTCGCTGGAGGACTTCCGCGGGTGCTATTGCGTGGGCGGGATCGACCTCTCGCAGTCCACGGACCTGACGGCCTGCTGCATCATCGTGGAGCGGGCCGGGAAGCTGCATGTGCTGGCGCACTTTTTCCTCCCGGAGGCGAAGCTGAAGGAGGCGACGGCGCGGGACGGGCTGCCCTATCAGATCTACGTCCAGCGGGGGCTGCTCACGCTGAGCGGGGAGAACTACATCGACTATCACGACTGCTTTGCGTGGTATACGCGGCTGATCGAGGAGTACGAGATCTATCCGTTGGCGGTGGGCTATGACCCATATGGGGCGAGCTACCTGGTGCAGGACATGAAAGCCTACGGCTTCAAGATGTCCGACGTGAAGCAGGGCGAGAACCTGACGGGGATCATCAACGAGACGGAGGGGCGCTTCGGGGACGGGTCGTTCGACATTGGGACGAATGACCTCCTGAAGGTGCACCTGCTGGACAGCGCGGTGAAGCTGAACGCGGAGAACAGCCGGAAGCGGCTGGTGAAGCTGGCGAAGAACCGGCACGTTGACGGCACGGCGGCCCTGCTGGACGCCATGTGCATGAGGGCGGCTTTCCACGACGAGATCGGGGAGCAGCTGCGGAACGAGGGGTGAGAGAATGGGCCTTTTTCAGCTGATCTTCGGGAAGAAGCCGCCGGAGCCCGCGCGGGAGGTCAGCCAGTGGCAGACGCTGACGGGGTACACCCCGGCTTTTACCACCTGGGGCGGGCAGCTCTACGAGAGCGAGCTGATCCGGGCGGCGGTGGACACCATTGCGCGCGCGGTGGCGAAGCTCGAGGTCACGGTGCAGGGGACGGCCAAGCCGAAGCTGCGCGCGGCGGTGCGGACGGGCCCGAACCCGTGGCAGACGTGGCCGCAATTTCTCTATCGCCTGGCGACGATCCTCTACGTGCGCAACACGGCGTTCATCATCCCACTGCGGGACGAGATGGACCAGGTGACGGGGTACACGACAGCGATCCCGACGCGCGTGGAGATGGTGGGCGACACGCTGGGGCGGCCCTGGGTGCGGTTCCACTTCGCCAGCGGGGAGACGGCGGCGGAGCTGCTCTCGGCGGTGGGGATTGTGAACCGATTCCAGTTCCAGGATGACTACTTCGGCGAAAGTAACCGGGCGCTCGACCCGACGCTGAACCTGATCACGATGCAGCAGCAGGGCATCCCGGAGGCGATGAAAAACGCGGCGACCTTCCGGTTTATGGCGCGGCTGACGAACTTCCAGAAGCCGGAGGACCTGCGCAAGGAGCGCGACCGGTTCAACCGGGAGCAGCTGGCGACGGGGAGCGGCGGCCTGCTGCTGTTTCCCTCGACCTACGGGGACATCAAGCAGATCGAGCCGAGACCGTACACAATCGACGCGGAGCAGATGAAGCTGATCCAGACGAGCGTGTACAACTACTTCGGCGTCAATGAGGACGTGCTGCAAAACAAGGCCATCGGCGACGCATGGTCCGCGTTCTATGAGGGCTGCGTCGAGTGGGTGGCGATCCAGGCCAGCGAGACGATGAGCCGGATGACCTTCTCGGACCGGGAGCGCGGGGGCGGGAGCGGGATCTTCCTGACCTCGAACCGGCTGCAGTACATGACGAACAAGGACAAGCTCAACGTATCGGCGCAGATGGCCGACCGGGGCCTGATGCGCGTGAACGAAATCCGCGCGATCTGGAACCTGCCGCCGCTGCCGCCGGAGATCGGAGACCGGCTGCCGGTGCGCGGGGAATACTACGACGCGGCAAACCCGCCGGAGGGGAAGACCAGCGGCGGGGCCGGAGCGGCGGACCGCCCGGGACAGACGGGAAGGCCGGGGAGCGGCCCGGCGGACGAGGAGGGGGACGAGGATGAGCGAGACGAGGACGCCTGACTGGATCGAGGAGAAGCTCGGCCAGGGGCGGGAGTACCGGCGGATGGCGCAGCCGATGCAGGCGCGGGAGGCCTCCGGCGAGGATGACTGGGATGTCGAGGGCTACGCCTGCACGTTCGGAGAGTTTTACACGCTCTTTGAAATGGACGGCTACAGGGTTGAGGAGCAGGTGGACGCGCGCGCCTTTAATGGGTGCGACATGAGCGACTACATCATGCAGTACGACCACCACGGGCGGGTCTTCGCGCGGAGCCGGAATCACACGCTGACAGCGGAGCCGGACGCGCACGGCCTGCACACGCTGGCCCGGCTGGGCGGCACGGAGCTGGGCCGCCAGGTGCGCGAGGAAATCCGGGGCGGGTACTCCGACCGGATGAGCTTCGCCTTCACGGTGAAGCGGGACAAGCGGGAGATCATCGAGGATCACGACACGGGCCTGGTGACCGTGCGGCGGACGATCCTGGAGATCAGCAAACTATACGACGTTTCGGTGGTGTCAATGCCAGCCAACGACGCCACGGAAATCTTCGCCCGGAGCCTGGAAGCCGGAGAGAGCAACTGGGCCGCGCAGGAGCTGCGCGCGTATGAGGCCAGGCGGAAGGCAAGGGCACGGCTGCGGCTGCGCCTGAAACTTGCGGAGGTGAAAGCATGAACTACACCAAGGAGCAGATCATGGCGATGGACGCGGACGCCCTCGACCAGGCCATGACCGAGGCCCGGGCGCTGGACAGCGACGAGGCCGGAACCGAGACCCTCGAGCAGGCCGCCGACGTGGTGGAGTGGATCGAGGAGCGCCGGGCGCAGCTGCGCGCGGACGCGGACAAGCGCAAGGAGCTGCGCGCGAAGATCGCCGCGGGCGAGATCGGCGAGAAGCTCCAGGAGACCAACTTCGAGGAGGAAAAGCGAATGAATTATTCCGTTGATTCCGTCGAGTACCGCAGCGGCCTGCTGAAGGACCTGCTGGGCCAGGAACTGACCAAGGAAGAGCGCGACGCCATCAATTTCGTCGCCACCACCGGCGACGCCACCTACGGCAGCGGCAACGTACTGCCCCGCCAGATGCTGAACACCATCTGGGATCTGATCGAGGATCAGCATTCCATCCTGGGTGACATCACCATGTACCGCACCGGCACGATCCTGGAGATCGCCAAGCGCACCGAGATCAGCCAGGGCGACGCGGCGACCGTGAACGAGAACGCGGCCAACGACGACGAGGTCAACACCTTCGCCAAGGTCACCCTCAGCGGCAAGGACTTCTCCAAGCACGTCAATATCAGCTACGCGATGGCGAAGATGAGCATTGACGCCTTCGAGTCCTTCCTCACCAACGAGATCGCCGAGCGCATGGGCGCTGCCCTGGCCGCCGATGTCGTGGCGCAGATCAAGACCGACTACTACTCCACCGGCAACGCGAAGACCACGGCCAACGAGAAGAAGATCGTCTGGACCGACATCGCGGGCGCGCTCGCCGTGCTGAAGAATGCCAAGGGCGGCGTCGTGGTCTACGGCCAGCGGGCCACGATCTACAACTACCTCGTCGGCATGGCCGACACCACGGGCCGTCCGATCTACCAGCCGAACGCCCAGGCGGGCGCGGAGGGCACCCTGATCGGCTACCCGGTGAAGGTCGAGGAGGCCGTGGATGCCAACAAGCTGCTGATCGGCTATCCGCAGCAGGTCGTGGGCAACATGATCCAGGACGTGATGGTGGAGAGCGACCGCGACATCAAGAAGCACGTGATCACCTACGCGGCCTACGCGCGGTTCCAGTGCAAGCTGATGGCCCCGAAGGCGTTCGCGCTGCTGACCGTTGACCAGGGGACATAACCGTCAGTGACGCGGACACGGACGCCTCCGGCGACCTGTCCGAGGAGGAGCTCTCTGCGCTGACAGTGCCCCAGCTGCGGCGTATCGCTGACGAAATGGGGATCACCCTGACGGCCACGAGAAAGGCGGAGATCATCGCCGAGATTCTGGCGGCTCAGGAGACGAACGAAGAACCGTAACACAGGGGAGGGGAAACCATGCTGGAAAAGGCAAAGCTGGCCTTGCGGCTGACCACGGACGCCTATGACGATGAGATCACCGACCTGATCGAGGCGGCGGAGCTGGATCTGGGCATTGCGGGGGTGAAGCTCGAGGTGACGGACGCGCTGGTCCAGCGGGCCATCCTCACCTATGTGCGGACGCACTTCGGCAGTCCCGAGGACTATGACCGGTTGAAGGCGGCCTATGACGAGCAGAAGGCGCAGCTGATGACGGCCACCGGCTATACCGACTGGGGGGATGGGGCATGATCCGGGCGGGGGCGAACATTGCGACCCTGTACAGGGACGAACCCCAGCCCCTCGGGGTTTTCGAGACACCGGTCACGGAAGGCCGCACTGTGTATTGCACGGTGCGGTCTGTTTCGTACCGGGAGCGGTATGAGGCGGCGGCGCACGGGCTGAAGCCGGACATCATCATCCGGCTGGCCGCACCGGACGAGTACAGGGACGAGCAGCGCTGCGTGATCCGCGACCCCGACAGCGGGAAGGACGTGGAGTTCCGGGTCATGCACCCGTGGCTCAACACCCGGGACGGCTCGGTGGAGCTGACGCTGGAGAGGAGGGCGGCGCCGTGACAACGCTGGAAAACCTCAAAGCGATCTGCGAGGCAAAAAGCGGCGCGGCGTTCTCCCTCTTCGCCTGGCAGCAGAACCCGGAGGCCGAGGCCTGGGGCGTGATCACCCTGGACGGCCAGGCGGCGGCGGTGTGGGGGGACGGCGCGATGCAGGAGCAGGGGCTGGAAGGCTCCGCGCACCTGTTCGTGCGAAACCTGACCACCGGCGCGCCGCAGGGCGTGCAGGAGGCCCTCGCGGAGGCCGGGCTGAGCTGGAGGCTGGACGACGTGATCTACGAGCCGGACTCGCGGATCCTGCACTATGTGTGGATCTGGCAGGAATGGGGTGGGGTCGAGTGAGCCGGATCAGGTTCAAGGCGGACTTCTCCAATCTGCTGAAGGAGCTGGAGAGGGCCGGAGGCGCGGCGCTGCCAGCGGCCAAGCATGGCCTGTTCGACGCGGCTGCGGTGATGGCCGACGCGATGAAAGCGGAGGCGCTGGCCCTGCCGTTCGATTCCAGCACGACCAGCCAGATCGCGAACAGCCTCGGCGTCGCGAAATTCCGCGACAGACGGAGCGGGACGGACACGTCCATCAGCTTCGAGGGTTACTTCACGGAATCCGGCTTCCCGATCCAGTACTTTGTGCGGGATCTATGCAAGGGGAGAAGCAACCGCCCGGCCAACGACTTCGAGCGGAGGGCCTACAACCGGGCGATCGCCGCGGCGGACGCGGCGGGAACCAAATCCGCGGAGACCTTTGCGCAGGCGATCATCGACAAGATCAAAGACAAGTAACCAGCGGAGGTGACTGCATGGCAAACATCGGTTTGCAGCGGTATTTTGTTTCCCCTGTGCTGATGGCCGACGGCGACCCCGAGACGGAAGCGGCCATCGAACTGGCGAAGAGCTTCGGGACGCTCCTCTACGAGGGCGACGGAGGAGCCGACAACGCGCCCTATGCCGTGCCAGGGGCGCGGCGGGCGCAGGTGAACTACAACAAATTCAATTCAGAGCTCTACGGGGATGACCTCCTCGCGGAGCATGACCAGATCACGCTGAGCGCGGACATCGAAATCGAATGGGCGCCGCGGTACACCGACAACGATTACAGCCGGGACGGGCTGCTGCCGGAGCGGTTGGAGCGCATCGACGCCTTCGGTGTGGAAGCGTACGGCGATCCGGAAGAGGGCCCGGTGTCGCATCTGCTCTGTGAGAGCGGCAGGCCGGTCGGCTTTGGCTTCATTCAGGTGCAGATCGTCAACGGCAGGCTGCGCTATCGCGCGATCAAGTTTCATAAGGTCACGTTTTCCCTGGAGACGGAGGAGACCCAGACCAAGGAAGAGCGGATCGAATGGGGCTGCCCGATCCTGCGGGGACACGCGGAGACGGTGGAAATCCGGCGCGAAGGATCGACGGAGGAGCAGCTGCGGGAGTTCGCGGAGTTCGAGTCGATGGCCGAGGCCATGACCTGGCTCGCGGCGCGGTTCCCGGGCGAGATTCCGGCGACCTGGAAGCTGGCAAGCGCGCCGAACCCCAGCAGCTTTGCGAGCTTCTCGCCCGCCTTTGACCCGGACGTGACGCGCTACACGGCGACGATCGTTACGGGCGGCGGCACGCCCGACCACAGCCTGAACGCCAACTGGGTTGTTTTCGCCAACGCAGTGCCAAACGCCCCGACATGGACGCTCGGCGCGAACACGACGCCGAACTGCGGCACCACGCTGGCGCGCACCGTGGCCGAAAACGGCAATGTCATCTATAACCTGCACTGCGGTGAGGGCGGAACGTGGCATTACACGAACGTCGATCAGGGCAAAGGCTATTACGAGTGTCTGATCGAGGTTGTGGTCACGCAGCACCACGACGGACAGTCTGGCGGCGTGTACGTCTACGAGATCTATCACCACCACTACGACACACTGCCGGTCGTGGAGGACGTTGAGGACACGACAGACAACCCGATCCCTGACCCGACCACGGCAGGCTGACAAACAAGGAGGAATCAACATGGCACGTATCGGGATGAAGTATCTTGTATTTGCGCCGATCTCCGCTGAGACCGAGGCGAGCGGCGTGACTTCGCTGACCTACGGCGCCGGCGTCAAGGCGGATCACGCCCGGCGCGGCGCGATCACCTACAACTGGGACGAAGCCAGTTTGTACGGTGATGACAAACTGGCGGAATACCTGAAGAGCGCGACGGGCGCGGACGTGGAGATCGAGACCACGGAGCTCGACACCGCGGTGGCGGTGCTGCTCGGCCTGGAGAAGAGCAAGGGTTCCGACGTGTACACCCTGGCGACGGAGAACACGATCAACGTCGGCTTCGGCTTTATCCAGGTGAACATTGTCAATGGCACGAAGTCCTTCCGGACCTTCTGGTTCCACAAGGTGACGTTCTCGCCGGACAACGAGGAGAGCAACACGAAGGAGGAGACCATCGACTGGGGCACGCCGACGATCACCGGCAAGGTGTGGCCGGTCGTGCTCAACACGACCCTCGGCGCGGAGCTGCGCACCTACAAGGACTTCGAGAGCGAGGCCGCGGCGGTCAGCTATCTGAACAGCCTGGCCAATATCACCTGACGACCTCATGCCGGGCGCGGGCGGGACGCCTGTCCACGCCCGCTGCCCGGCTTTTCGATTTTGCGGAGGATTGCATGGCGAAACTGACGATTGACGGCGTGACGGCGGAGCTGGTCTTCGACATGACCTCGTGGGAGGCGATGGAGGAGCAGGTCTGCCTGCTGAGCGAGATCGACGAAAAACTGAAGGGGCGCGGGCGGCTGAAGACGCTGCGGGAGATCACGGCGATCTTCGCGGACGAGGGCGCGCGCCTGGGCAAGGGCGAGAAGATGCCCGCGGAGTGGATCCGGGAGCACATGAAGCCCGCGGAGGTCGGCAAGGTCAACGCGGCGGTCGATCTGGCCATCGCGGACGGCCTGCGGATGGAAGCGAAGAAGGGCGAGGACGCGGTGATCGACCCGATCCTCGAGGGTCTCGAAAAAAAAGAGGGCAAGGACGCCTGACGCCTCGCACGGTCACGTCCTACGGCCTGATCGCCGGGGTCAGCTACACCGAGACGCGGGGGCTGGCGCCCGGCTGCCTGTGCGACCTGTACCTGATGCGGCAGGCCTATGACGACCAGCAGCACGGGATCAAGCGGAAGAAGGAAGACCCGCGCAAGGCGGGGATCGAGTGAGGTGAGACGATGTCGGTCAAGCTGACGGCGGAGGCGTCGGCCTTCAAAAAAGAGATGCAGGAGGCCGCGAAAACGGTCAAACAGCTGCAGACGGAGAGCAAGCTCGCCGACAGTGAGCTGCGAAAGACTGGGAATACGCAGGCCTACGTCGAGCAGAAGACGGCGGCGCTTACCAAACAGATCGCGGAGCAGGAAAAGGTCGTCGCCAAACTGGAGGCGGCCTACAAGGCCCAGGCCGCGGCGATGGGCGAAAACTCCGCGGGCGCGCGTGAGCTGGCCGCGGAGCTGAACAAGGCCAAGGCCGGGCTGAACGACCTCGAAGCTGACCTGGGCGCGGTGCAGAGCGGCACCGACAAGATGCAGGCCGGGATGAAGCGGGCGGCCAAGGAGACAAAGGCGCTTGATTCGGTGCGGCTGCAGGGGCTGAACACAGCCCTGCAGAACGTGTCCGGCGCGATCAGCAAGGTCGAGAGCGCGGCGAAGAAAGCGGCGACCTCGGTCTGGAACATGGGCAAGGACGCGGCGAACTGGGCCGACACGCTGGCGACGAACGCGAGCCGGTATGGGATCGACACCCAGACGCTCCAGCAGTGGGAGTATGCGGCGCGCTTTGTGGACGTGGAAGCGTCCACGGTGGCATCGGCGCAGACGAAGATGCTGTCTTCCATGCGCTCCTCGTCGAAGGAGAGCGCGGCGGCGTTTCAGGCGCTCGGCGTGCAGACGCGGACGGCCACGGGCGGCCTGCGGGACGCGCAGGACACCTTCTGGCAGACGATCGAGGCGCTGAGCCGGATGACCGACGAGACCGAGCGGGACGCGACCGCGCAGCAGATCTTCGGGCGGAGCTTTGCGGAGCTGCGGCCCCTGATCGACGCGGGGCGCAAGGCCTGGGAGGGCTACTGCGAGGAGGCGGAGCGCGCGGGGCTGGTGCTCGGCGCGGATCAGGTCAATAAGCTGACCCGGTTCAGCGACAGCCTGGAGCGGATGAACGCCTCGTGGACGACGCTCAAGTATGAGGCGATGGCGGGACTGGCTCCGGCGTTTGAGGAGATCGCGGACACGATGGCCGAGGCCGGGCGCGGGATCGCGGACTGGATCGGCAGCGCGGAGGGGCAGGAGACGGTCCACGGGCTGGCGGACGCGGTCAAGGACCTGGTCTCCAGCTTCGCCGACGGCGGGCTGGAGAGCCTGCTGAACACGGCGACGGGCGCGCTGAAGCTGTTCGCGGACACGGCGAAGTGGGCCGCGGAGAACGCGGGCTGGCTGCTGCCGGTGCTCGGCGTCGGCAAAGCCGTCACGGGCGTCGGCGGGTTTGCGTTGAAGGCCGCGACCACGGGCAAGCTGCTCTCGCTGGGCGCGGGCGCGGCGGGGGCAGGCACCGCGGCGGCGGGCGCAGCCGGAACGGCGGCGGCGACCACGGCGGTCACCTCGGCGGCGACGACAGCCGCGACCACGGCGGCCACCACAGCGGCGACCACGGCCACGACGGCGGCGGCGGGCGCGGGGATCAAGGCCGCGCTTGTGACCCTCGGCTCGGGGGCGGCAGGCGTCGGGCTGGGGATGCTCGGCGTGGTCGGCGCGGGAAAGCTGGCGCAGGCGCTGGCGCTGCCGGAGATGTCGAGCGAGGACGCCTACGCGGGCGGCAACCAGGCGGCCTATGGGCAGCGCGAGATGCAGACCAGCATGGACGTCATCGCGCGGAGCGTCGAGGCGATCAAGGCCGCGTATGAGGTCGATTACCGCGAGGACCGCAAGAGCAGGCTGACCGCGGAGGACATCGCGGCGGCCATCGGCCACGCGAAGGAGAGCGTCAGCAGCACCGAAAATAACTACTACATCAACGGCGAGCGGCGGACGGAGCTGACCCTCTCGGCGGAAAACTGGGAGAACGCGCTCGAGGTCGCCACGCACGACGGGAAGATCGAGAAGAACGAGTTCGACGCGATCCAGTCCTACCTCGCGGACTTCAAGGCGGAGATCGACGCGGCGAAGGCCACCGTCGAGACGGACTGGAAGACGCTGATCAGCGCGACGCAAACGCCGCCGACGACCACGCCGGAGGAGGAAAGCAAGCCGCAGACCGAGCGGCAGATGCTTGAGCTCGGCGCGATGACAAAGTTCGTGATCGACAAGACCGGGCGCGACATGAAGAGCGCGACGGCGGTCGCGGCGCAGGCGTGGACGACGCTGGTGAGCACGGTCGGCAGCCCGGAAAAGCTGGGCGTCAGCCTGAGCAGCCAGACGGCGGACGAGGCCGAGGCGAGCGGGGACGCGACCTTCACCGCGATGGTGGACTGGTGCAAGACCACGCTCGGCATGGACGAGACCGCGGCGATCGCGGAGGCCAAGCGGCTGTGGGCGGAGATGCGCGCCGTCGCCACCGACCCGGGCGACCTCGACAAGGTCTATCTCTACAAGGGCAAGGGCGGCACGTCGCTGGTCTACCAGGAGTACGCCCGGAAGACCTGGGGCGAGGATGCCGAGAAGGCCGTCGCGCTGCTTGAGGGGTATTACAGCGACCTCGACGCGGCGGCGAAGGGCGGCGGCACAGGCGGGGAGCACCCGAACACCGTCGGCGACACCGGCCACGGGGACGTGGAGACGCCCGCGGAGAGCAACAGTTACCTCGCGCACGTCGTGGAGCAGCTGCAGACGATCTACACCGAATACACCGAGCTCATGGCGTCATGGGCGACCCTTTTTGACGAGAACGGGGTGATCGAGCTCAGCCCGGAGATGCAGGCGCAGCTCGACGAGATCGACACGCGGCTGAAGAAGGCCCTCGGCGAGGTCGAGTGGTACGAAACGGACGAGTACATGCAGGGCAAGGGCGCGCTCGGCCTCGCGGCGGCGGGCGTGGACTGGGATAAAAACTACGAGGCCGCGATGAAGCACGCCCTGAAGCTGCGCGAGCACGGCAAGGCGGGCCTCAACGCGGAGGTCGAGGGGCTCGGCACGGCGGCGGGCGCGGCGTACCAGGATTATCTGGAAGCCGTGGGCCGCGCCGGGAAAGATTCGGACGAAGCCGCGCAGGCGCTTGAGGCCTACAACGCCGCACAGAGTGCGTATAACGACGCGGTGGCGGCGCTGCCGGAAAAGCTCCAACAGCTCGAAGAGGAGTACAAAAAGAACATCGCAGCCATTTCAGATGGGCTGCTGAAGACCACCGGCTACCAGGGCACGGGCAAGGGACGCTATGTCGAGGTCACGGCGGCAGAGCGCACGGGAACCGCGGAGGTGCCGGAGAGCCAGATGCTCTACGCGCGCGGCGGGCGGCTCAGCCCTTACGCGGCGGCGCTGCCGCCGGTCAGCGGGCACTATGTCAACGGCATCTGGGTTCCGAATGGCGAGGACGGCATCTACGAGTACAGGACAGCGAACGGGACGGCGCAGGCGGCGGAGGGTGACGTCCGGGTGCTCCAGGGTCAGATGAACATGACCCAAGAGCAGAAGCAAGTCGCGGACGCGCTGGCGGCGAACTACGGCAGCTGGGAGGCGTTTCTCAGCGACCTGAACGACCAGGACCGGGCGGCGATGGACTACGCGCTCGCCGGGTCGGAGCGGGACTACTGGCAGGAGATCATGTTCAACGCCTTCGGCATCCGTCCGGACGCTTCGACCTATCAGTGGTCGGGCTTCAACGCGACGGACGCGCAGGACACGACGCTCTTCCGCAACGTGCAGGCGATGCTCGGCACGAAGCCGGTCTCGGCGCAGGATTCGGCGGACTACACCAACGCGCTGCTTGCGGAGATCACGGCGGCCTACGACGAGGCGAGCCGGTACAACGCGGCGCGGGAGGCCGTGCAGCGGCTGGTGGATGCAGGCACATTTGAGGGCTATGACTGGTCAACGATCAACGGCGGATGGACGGAGGACATCCTCGCGGACATGGCCGCGGAGTTCGAAGCGAAGGGCGAGGAGATCCCGGCGAACCTCGGCAAGGGCATGGAGAGCTCCGCGGACACCGTCTTCACGGAGGCCGACCTGCTCTCCAACGCGACCGGCGAAGAGCTGGAGACGGGGCTGGAAGAGGCCGGGGAGCAGGGCGGCGCAGGCATGGCGCAGGGCCTCGGAGCCAAGCTGCCGGACGTGCGGCGCAAGGCGCATGACCTGGCGATGGCCGCGCGGGACGAGATCGAAAAGGCGCTCGACATCCGCAGCCCGTCCCATGTGATGGAAGGCCTCGGCCAGTACACCGGCGAGGGCTTTGCGATCGGCATCGAGGACATGGTGAACCGCGTGCGCGCGTCCGTGGCCTCGATGGTGGACGCGACGACGCAGCCGGTGGCGGCCTACACGGGCGCGGCGAACGGCGGCGGCCAGGGCGGCAGCTACTCGACGAGCTCGGCGGTCTATGTGGACAAGTACTACCAGAACAGCGCCGAGGACATCGGCTACATCGAGGCGCAGCTCGCGGATATGCAGCGGCGTCAATTGCAGGGCTTCGGCCACAGGGGGTGAGACGGCTTGCAGGACTACTTCATCTGGAACGGCGTGGACAGCCGGACGATGGGGGTCATCGTGACGAAGCTCCCGCCGCGGGTTTACCCTGCGGAGCGCGTGGAGCAGACCACGGTCCCGGGGCGGCCCGGCTTCCTGACGCGCACCCAGGGCGAGGGCATCTATGACGGCTACCTCCTGAGCATCGGGATCGCCAACAAACGCACCGCGGACGCGGCGGCCATCGCGGCCTGGCTGCGCGGCGCGGGGGAGCTGATCGTCGGGAGCGAGCCGGATCGGGTCTACTATGGCCGGATCATCAAGGAGGCCAGCCTCGAGCGCGTCATGCGCGGCGCGTGGTCTGGGACGGTCGCCTGGATGGTGCAGCCGGGGAAAGGGCAAGTGCCGACCGAGGGGAGCATCACCATCAGCGAGCGGCACTACAGCCTCTACAATCCAGGCGACCTCCCGGCGCGCCCGATTTACCGCGTGACGAAAGGCACCGACGCGGACATCAAGCTCTACCTCGGCCCGATCACAAAGCAGAGCCATCTGACCGTCTTCATCTCCGGCACGAGCTGGGCGAGCGAGACCGAGGTCGTGATCGACAGCGACACGATGCAGGTCACGACGGCGGACGGGAGCGAGAGCCTGACCAGGATCACGCGGCTGTACTACAACGGCGCGCAGGGATTGTGGATCCCGCCGCATGAGGCCATCGACATCGACGTGACGGGAGCCGGGCAGAGCCAGGTCATTGTCACGCCGCGCTGGAGGTGGCTGTGATGATCCGGGTCTTCGACAAGGACATGCGAGATTTTGCGGAGTACTCCAACCCGGAGCTGTACAACCTCGACCTCGGGGAGGGCGTGCTCGCGCCGACCAGCTGCGAGATCACCGAGGATGCCGGGCAGCAGTATAACCTGAGCATGACGCACCCGATCGACCCGGAGGGACGGTGGAAGCTGCTGACGCCCTTCTGTTTGATATGCGCGCCGATTCCGCCGACGGAGACCCCGGCGATCTCGCCGGACACCGAGGGGCTGATCGGCGTCGGGTCGAAGGTGTACACAGTCAACTCGGGCGGCGCGAACCTCTACGGCAGAAACGGCAGCTATCCGGCCTGGGTGAACGGGCGCGGGTATTATCCGCCGATGCGCGTCAGCCACAGCGGGCACAACTGGGAGGCGACCGGGCCGACCTACGCGGAGCCTGGATCGGCGGGCGCGGCGTGGAAAGACCTCGGCGCGATCATGTACGTGATCCGGACGCTGGCGGCGGGGACGGAGGTCATCCTGACCCGCGACGAGAGCGCGAGCGGCACGTATTACTACGTCATGTGCCTCGACGGGCGGCAGGGGCAGGTCAACAAATCGGCGGTCACCTACGCCTACACGATCGAGGAGGGCAGCGCGATCCTCGACGACATCCCGGCGCGCGTGCTGACGCATCAGCTCTTCCGCGTGACCGACCTCACGATTGACGGCAAGGCCATGACGGTCAAGGTCACGGCGCAGCACGTCTCCTACGACTGGAGCATGGCACTGGTCGGACAAGTCAGCCTCAACGCGACGGCGATGGCGACGGCGGTGGCGGCGATCCGCTCGGCCTGCCTGCCGGACGGGAGCAGCTCCGCGCCGATGATCTACGCGGAGAGCAGCGCGGCCAAGATCACGCTGGCGGCGACGCGCAAGACCGTGACCTCGGTGCTCCTCGACCCGGAGACGGGACTGGTGGGCCAGGCGAAGGCGCGGCTCGTTCGCGACGAGGACGAGTTCTTCCTCCTGGGCAACCCATCCGGGGACGCGGTCTGCTTTATCCGCTACGGCGTCAACCTGACCGGCGTGAGCTGGCGGCGGGACTACTCGAAGCTGGTGACGCGGGTCATGCCGGTGGCGAAGACGGCGCAGGGCGCGGACTACCTGCTGCCGGCGGTCTACGTGGACAGCCCGCTGCGGGCGAATTACCCGGTGGACGCCTACCAGGCGCTGACGGTCAACGCCAAGATCGGCACGGACGGCACGGAGGCCGAGGTGCAGGCGCGGATGACCGAGGAGGCGCAGGCGGTCTTCAGCGACAAAAAAGCCGACCTCCCGGCCACGACGCTGACGGTGGACTTCCTGCTGCTGGGGGACACGGAGGAGTACAAACAATACAAGGGGCTCGAACGGCTGCGGCTGTACGACACGGTGGAGATCACGCACGAGGACATCGGCCTGAGCACCCGCGCGCAGGTCAAGGGCTACCGCTGGAACGCGATCGCGGAGCGGTACACCCAGATCACGCTCGGGGACGCCTTCGAGCCGGTGACGCACACGGTCTACGGCTTCAACGTGGCAAACGCGAGCCTGGGCGCGGACAAGCTGACGCCGGAGGCGATTGCGGCCATCCGGAACGGATAAGGAGGGGGCAAAATGGTAAGAGGATCCACGCCGGATTATGTCCTGCGGATCAACGCGGACCTGACGGGCATGATCGTCTATGTGACCATCGCTCAGCCAGGGCGGATGGTGACGCTGGACATGGATGAGCTGCGGATCGTGCCGGGGACGCACGCCAGCTACGTGCACTTCCGGCTGACGCAGGAGGAGAGCCTGAGGCTGCGCCCGGGCCGGGCCTATGTGCAGATGCACTTTGTGCCGGCTGAAAGCGGGGACGACGACCCGCCCACGGACGATGACACGCCCGTCATGCTGATGGCGGCGCAGCAGATCTTGCCGTCCACCCCGGCGCCCCGCCGGTGGGACAGCAACATTAAGAGCTTCATGATCCATCCAACGCAGCTGGATGTGGTGATCCCGAGCGGATCGGGGAGCAGCGACGAAGGAGGCGACGTTTATGAATGATCATTGCAATTGCGCACCCGTGGGCGGGTGCCTGGACCTGGAGATGGAGCAGCTGCAGGTCGTGGAAGCGGTCAGCCCGGTGGTGGCCCTGACCCGCAAGCCCAACGGCACGGAGATCACCGTGACAGACGTGCAGGGCACGCGGTCATCCATGGTTTACGACGGCGCCGCCCGGCTGCCGGTGGCAAGCATGGACGAGACGCCGCTGCTCACCCGGGGCACGATCATCGAGGCCCAGGGTGCGCCGGTCTACGTGAGCGATCTAACGGCATCGACCTGGCGCGCCTTCCAACTGACGGAGACGGGCTGGTACATTTTCGCCGTGATCCAGCACCAGAGCGATGAGCTGCGGGCAACAAGCGTCACAGGCGCAGACGGCGTGACCATCGAGGAGGATGACGGCATCTGCATCGCGGTGCGCTTCGCGGTGGCGGCGGAAACCCGGGCGATCACCGTGGACTGGTCGGACGGCACACAGACGGTCTACCACTTCAAGGCCACCGACCTTGCCATCCGCAATCTCGACTATCGCACCACCTTTTACGTGTACGATCTCGCGCCTTTCGTGACGTGGGAGTTCGCAGCGATCAGCGAGGAGACCATCGCGGCGGACAAGCGCTACTACAAGATCAATACGGTCGTCTTCGACCTCGCGGTCCGGGGAAAGGATTACAACGCGGGCGACGAGATCCCGCTTGGGAAATATTATGTTCGCGGCAGCGACAAATACTTCCACCCCTTCTATCCCGCGACCGAACGCTATTTTACCTATCGCGAGTACTACAAGCCGCGGCACGAGTACCTACTTGTGGAGGCAACGGCAGGCGAGGCCGCGCCGGTCACGTACTACGACCGAGTTTTCGTGCAGACCCGGGACGCGACCTTCCAGGATGGGAAGACCTACTACACGCCCAGCGGCTCGACCTACGCCGAGGCCACGGTGACGGTCGGGGAAGAGATTCCGGCGGACACCTACTACGAGCCGTACTACTGGCCCACGACCGACCCGCAGTTCATGCCCGCGTCGGTCAAAAGCTACTACATCCTCAACGGCACGACCTACGAGGCGGCTGAGGTCACGGAGGGCGCATCGATCCCGACGATCCTGTATAATCATTCGAAGATCATCATCGCGGGCATGGCGCGGAATGTCACCTACCAGCTCAGCACGCCGATTGACTGCCCGACGGAGTTCGTGCTGCCGGCCATCGAGGACGACGGCCACGGCGCGTGGTTCGAGTTCCGTTTCCGTCATCTCGGCAGCTTCTCCTCGACGCTGCTCCCGGAGGACCCGGACGTCAAGGTCGCCACGGAGCACACCCAGGCCGAGACCGCGGGGATGAACATGATCGACCTGCACTACATGAGCATCGACGGTGTGAAGATCTGGCGGTTTATGAACACGCACAGCAGCATTCCGACATAAAGGGGGGACATAACGCATGAACTGGCATTATGAAAAGCTCGACGAGAAGGGCAAGCTGATCTCGGTCAACACCTACACCATCGACAGCAAGAAAGAGTACACCGGGCGCTATGTCGTCAACGTGAAGGCGTGGTTCGACGAGCACCCGAAGGAGTGGGTCGCGCGCGGCTGGACGAAGCACGTCATCTGGTCGTCCGAGGAGATCAAGGAGAAATGGCCGCACAACGCGCAGACGCAGCTGCTCATCCGGGCGGTCAAGCGCGTGGACGAGCACACCGTCGAGGACGACTACCACGTGATCGACAAGTCCGAAGAGATGATGCGCTTTGAGGAGCTGCAGGCCGTCGCGGGCTGGGGCGATACCGTGAGCATTGACAACGACGCGGGCATTGCCTGGATGTAAGGAGGATAACGGCATGAGCAAAGATCTGGACACGATGGTCACGATCATGGACGAGGCGGACAAGGCGCACGAGGCGGAGCAGATGATCCCGCTGGACGACGAAGGCCGGGCGCTCGCGGAGCACAAGCGGTTCACCTTCGACGTGATCTCCGTACCCGTCGATCCGCTGCGCTGAGGAGGTGGGCGTATGTACGATGTGACCCCATACACCTGCGGGCAGAGCACGGCCTGCGGGCCGACCTGCCTGAAGATGCTCCTGAGCTATTACGGCGTTGAGGTCGATCTCGACGAGCTGATCCGCGAGTGCAGTCTCGGCGTCGAGGGCTGCTCGATGGCCACCCTCAACCGGGTCGGGCGCGCGCACGGGCTGGACATGCAGGCCTACAAGATGACGCCGGACGAACTGATCCGGCAGGACCGCCCCGCCATTATCTGGTGGAAGTATTATCACTTTATGGTCTTCTGCGGGCAGACCGCGGAGGGCGAGATTGTGCTGTGCAACCCGTCCATGGGGCGGTATGCCATCGACCAGGGCACCTTCGCGGCGCTGTACAGCGGCCTCAGCCTGTGGAACGGAACGCCGGAGGACGCAGTGATCCCGCCGACCACGCCGGAGCGCGTGGCGGAGCTGGAGACCGCGCTGGTCGAGGTCGCGGAAATGACCGCGGAGCACGACGACGCGATTGTGGAGCTGGCCGGACTGATCGGAGAGGAGGGCTGACCGTGGCTAAGATTTATTATCGCAGGATTCTGGCGGGCCTGATGACCCTGGAGGACGTGCCGGAGCGCTGGCGCGAGGAAGTGCGCCGGATGCTGGAGGAGGGCTGACCATGACCGCGATCCTTGCCGTGCTGGTGATCCTGGCCTTTGCCGCTGTGATCTGGGTGCTCTTCGCGGCGGCGGCGGACAAAATCAGACGTGAGCAGGCGATGCGGGAGTGGTGGGAGCACCCGCCTGATCGGGAGGATGAGGAGGATGTCAACGATGCGGACGGCTGAACAGGTGGAAGCCCTCCGGGCGCAGATGGCCGCGGAGGGCGCGGGGAAGCCGGAGATCATCCGGCAAGTCGCGCTCGCGTGCATCGGCTGGCCGTATGTTTTCGGGGCGTGGGGCGAGGAATGCAAGCCCGCGAACCGGCGGCGGCGGGTGCGATCCGATCATCCGACGATTGCCTCGAAGTGTCCGGCGATCAGCCGGGAGGTGGCGTGCAGTCCGCAGGCGTGCCCGTGGGGCATCGGCGTGCGGATGTACGACTGCCGCGGCTTTACCAGGTGGCTCATGCAGCAGGTCGGGCTGGACATCGTTAACAGCAAAGGGCAGGCGTGCCAGACCGTGACCAATCAGTACAACGCGGCGGGCAACTGGCAGCGGCGCGGGAAGATCGGCGAGATGCCGGACTGCGTGTGCAATGTGTTTGACCTCAAGCACGGACACACGGGGATGCACATCGGCGGCGGGGTGGTGGTGGACTGCTCCGTCAACGTGCGCGTGGTGGGCATGACTGGGTGGACGCACTACGCCGTGCATAAGGGACTTTACAGCGAGGGGGAGATACCCATGGAAACGATCAAGCCGACCCTGCGCAAGGGCAGCCGGGGTGACCTGGTGCGCGAGCTGCAGGAGGCGCTGAACGCGCTGGGCTTTGACTGCGGCGCGGCGGACGGGATCTTCGGAACGAAGACCTTTAATGCCGTGGTTGCCTTCCAGACCGAGGCCAAGCTGGACGCGGACGGGGTCGTGGGGCCGAAGACGTGGCGGGAACTGGACGCGGCGCGAACCTCATCCGGCGCTGACGCGCCACCTTCCCCTGAAGGGGAAGGCCGGGAGGTAACGTATCGCGTGACGATTGAGGGCGTGACGTGGGCGCAATACAAGGAGATTCTGAAGACGTGGCCGCTGGCGGAAGTGGTGAAGGAGGGGTGAGACCGATGCCGAACGTGGAGGGGCTGACCCCTGAAATCCTGTGGTATACCCTGGTCGGCCTTGTCGGGCTGGGTGCGCTGGTCGTGCTGGCGGACAAGGTCGCGGAGGTCTTCCGCAAGCGCAAGGAACGCCGGGCGATGGAGAGCACGCCCTCGGAGGAGATCGCCGACACCATCAGCAAGGCGGTGCTGGAAAAGCTGGAACCGCGCTTTGAGGCCATCGACACCAAGCTGGCCAACGACAAATCGCGGCTCGACGCGCACGAGCGGACGCTGGCGCACATCTCCGAGACCGAGCAGAGCAACCGGGACGGCTTCGCGGCGGTCGCCGGGGCGCTCATTGCCGTGCTGGATCACGAGCTGCACAATGGCAATACACAGCAGATGGAAAAGGCGCGGGATGAGCTGAATCATTATTTGACGCACAGAAAGTGAGGGATTCTGAATGATCGACTGGAAGACCAAGCTGACGAGCCGCAAGTTTTGGGCGGCGATCGCGGAGTTTGTGACGATGCTCATCATCGCCCTCGGCGGCAGCCAGGAGACCGCCGTACAGATCACCGCGCTGATCATGGCCGGGGCCGCGGTGGTCGCGTATATCATCGGCGAGGGGCTGATCGACGCGGCGGCGGCAAAACAGCCGGAAGGATTCCTGCCGGAAATCGGTGACACGATCGGCGACCCCGATGAGGATGACGGGAAGTGACACACGGGGAGGGGCTTCGGCCCCTTCTTTTTGTTGTGCGCAAAAAAGTTTGTACAAATTCAAAATTTCTTCGATTTCTCTATTGACTTTGTACAAAGTCTATGATATATTTACATCAGGGAGCAGGAGAGAGGCTCCCACCACCACGACCGAGATCAGGAGGACGAAACCATGATGACTGCTGAGCGCATTAACGAGCTGACTGCCCTGGGATTCAACCGCTGGACGAAAAATGCCATGGACCGCCTGTACATCAACGCCCGTGACCTGGGTCTCACCTGCACCTATTACAAGACCGGCAACATCAGCGCCGCCGAGTTTCGCGGCGAGAGCATCAGCAACAGCCACGCCGGCCGGATGAAGGCCGCCAAGACCTACATCGACCTGGTCAACGACACCATCGTGAGCGATGACGCCGATCTGGCCGCCGCTGTGGCCGATCTCCTGGGCGTCGACTATTCCACCGGCAACCGCATCATCCATATCGCCTGACAAACAGCCGACAAAAGAAAAGGAGGATCACCCATGAAAAAGATCATCAACGGCAGGCTGTACAACACGGACACCGCCCGCAAGGTCGCGGGCTACTGGAACCGCCTCAGCGAAAGGGACTTTGGCTACTGCCGCGAGGCTCTCTACTGCAAGCGCACGGGCGAGTACTTCCTCGCCGGGGAGGGCGGTCCGCAAAGCAAGTACAGCCGCAGCACAGGTCAAAACTCCTGGTCGGGCGGCGAGGGGATCATCCCGCTGACCTACGGCGACGCTAAGGAGTGGGCGGAGACCGCCATGGACGCGGACGCCTACGAGGTGGAGTTCGGCGCCATTTCCGAGGGTGATCTGACCCACTTACACATCAGCCTCCCGGCTGACGTCGCGGATCGCATCCGCAAGGCCGCAGCTGAGGAGGGGGTCAGCGTGAGCGAGTGCATCAGAAAGCGGTTCTGACGACGGGCGGACGATGAGTACGAGAGGGGGCTTCGGCCCCTTCTTTTTTTGCGGAGGGAAGGGGAGGGGGATGAGTGACTGGCATGTGTGGGGAGGCGGGTCATCTCCACCACACACATGCCAGTTATACACCAGACGGACCTCTGTCGAGGTGATTTGGATGGCATGGATAGCCCGCTGGATCAGTGTTCGCTGATCGTCGGCGGGCTTTTTTTGTATGCCGCGGCAGGCGGCAAGGGCGGCGATGGTGGCGGCGGGGTCGTAGGTGGCGCAGGGGCGGAGGAGGGCTTCGCGGCGGGCGGTGAGGGTGGTCTCCTGGGCTTCGAGGCGGCGGAGCTCGGCGAGGACGTACTGGGGGGCGGCGGCCTGGGCGTCGGAGGCGTCGGCGGTGAGGACGGCGAGGAGGCGGGACTGACGGCGGCGGATGGCTTGCAGCTCGCGGTCGATGGGGGCGGTGGCGGCGCGGCGGTCGGCAGTAGCGGCGGCGGAGTAATCGTTGGCGATGGCGCAGGCATCGGCGACGGGGCCGGGCTGGTCGGCGAGGGCTTCGAGGGCGCCGCAGACGGCGGTCATCAGGGATTCGAGGCGGACCGGGGAGACGCAGCCGGAGCGGCACTTGTAATAGCGCTGGACGGTGCCGTCGCGGTCGTGCCCGGCGTTGTCCAGGGGCATCAGGCGACCGCAGACGGCGCAGTGGACGAGGCCGGTGAGGGGGTAGACGCGGCGGGCGTAGGCGTGGTAGGCGGTCAGGTTCTCCGCGCGGAGGGCGCAGACGCGGGCCCACTCCTCGGGGGTCAGGATGGCCGGGACGCCGCCGGGGACGCGGATCACCTCCGGGGCGGTGACCTTCGAGCGCTTGTCGGTGCCGAGGCGGCGGATGTAGGTGCCCGCGTACATCTCATTGGCGAGGAGGTAGTTGAGATCGGACTTGCCCCAGGGGGAGCGGCGGCGGGCGAAGCGGGCGGCCTCGGCGTTGAGGTAGTCGAGGATCGGGGCGTATCCGCTGCGGGAAAGGTACATCTCGAAAACGCGGCGGACGATGGGGGCGGTGGCGGGGTCGAGCTCGAAGCGGCGATCCTCGCCGACGCGATAGCCGAGGGCGACGTGGCCGCCGAGGTAGCGGCACTCGTGGGCGAGGTGCTTGTGGGCCATAACGACGCGGTCGGAGTCCTGCTCGCGCTCCAGCTGCGCGAAGGAGGCGAGGATGTTGAGCATCATGCGGCCCGAGGGGGTGGACGTATCGATGGACTCGGTGACGGAGTGCAGGGCGACGCCTCGGGGCTGCAGATTATCCTCGATGATGGCGAGGGTGTCGCGGAGGGAGCGGCTCAGGCGGTCCAGCTTCCAGACGACCAGGGCGCTGATCCGGCCCGCGCGGACGTCGGCGAGCAGGCGCTGCAGGGCGGGGCGGTCGGTGTTCTTTCCGGAGAAGCCGGGATCTTCATAGAGGGCGATGTCGCCGGCCTGACGCATGACGGCCCAGGCTTTGAGGACCTCGCGCTGGGCGTCCACGCTGATGCCGTGCTGGGCCTGCTCTTCGGAGCTGACGCGGATGTAGCCGGCAGGGACTTTTTCGGGCACGATGAAAACACCTCCCAAAAGAGACCGGAGTCGGTCTGTCAGGTTATGATGACCCAGACGGCGTCGCGCTCCTGGTCGGCGTCGTATTCCTGGGATTCGATGCGGATTTGCATATCTTCCGGCTCGCGGTCGGCGGCGCGGATCTTTTCGACGGCGGAAGGCGGGAGCGATCCGACGCGGTCATCGTCCACGAGGACATCGTAGCGCTTGCGGTCTTCGTCGTACTCGACCGTGCAGGCCGAGCCCACAAAGTCATCCGTGACATAGAGGGGATCGGCGACGGCGTTCAGGCGGGCGATGATCTTTCCGCGGGCCTTTCGCATCCTGTTGAGCTCGTCCCGATAGAAGGCCAGGCGGATGACACCCTTCTCGCCGGTGGGGGCATAGGAGGCGAGGTCGGCAAAGACGGGATCGCCGCGCTCATCCCACTCGCGGATCATATCGACAAGGCGGGTCGGGCGCATATCGCCGAGATGGTTCTCGCCCTGCATAACCTGCATGGCGTCGCCTTCCGTGCGGAAACTCACGGGCTGCGCGACCTTTGCGCGGGCAGCCATGGTGCGGGTGGTCTTCACCAAATCCACGTCCGGGTAAACATAAACGCGCTGCTTTCCATCCAGGGAGGCGGGGATGACGCTCAGGCGCGGCGGGGGATCGTTGTCAAATCGGAGGATGGTGCCGTGCGCGCTCACGGCGGAACCCGAGGGGGTGAGGGCGGGCGCGGGCGCGGGCGCTGTGCGGGCGGCATATGCGGCGGCCTGCTGCCGGAGACGGGCAAGGTCGGCGGATTCCTGGCTCTTTTTCCGGGTATGGCGGCGCACCAGCCAGACGATCAGGATGATCACCAGGGCGATGGCGGCGACGAGCATGTAAAAGAAATCATAAACCATTGTAATCATGGGTTTCTCCTATCTGGTATAGGTTACATTGCCGACGGTATAGCGGCGTCTTTTCTCATGCCCGGCTGGGAGAGAATCCCGGCCACCGCGCCCAGGGCGGCGGCCTGCCCGGTATCGGTCAGCTGCCGGAAAATTTTTAGCAGCATCGTTTCATTTTCCGGAAGATTCACGCTGTTCTTACCGACGATATAATCCACAGACACGTTGAAATATTCGGCAATCTGGATCAGCGTGGCGAGCGGCGGCTCACTGGCTCCGTTTTCATATTTAACATAGGTAGTACGGTCAATCTTCAGATAGCTGGCCATGTCGGACTGGCGGAGTTCGCGGGCGGTTCGGAGTTCTTTCAAGCGTTCCAGTTTCATCCTGATCGCCTCCCTCTGCTTGCATTATATGTGAAATATGTTCACTTGTATATGGATGTGCAGAAAAATCACATTTACTCTTGACAAGTGAAGTTACATCACATATAATGGGGCTACCGTGTGAAGTAACTGCACACGCCGGAGGTGATAGGATGAAGGAAGCCCTCGTTTACAGGCGCACAGAGGCGAAGCTAACACAGGAACAGGTGGCAACGGTGCTGTGCATAGATCGCAGCACAATCTCAAAGTGGGAGACGGGCGAGGCCATGCCGAAGACGGCAATGCTACCCAGGCTGGCGGCGCTCTACAAGTGCAGCATCGCCGACTTGTACACAGTGCCCAAAAAGGTCTGAGACCCGCTGACAGCATCGAAGAAGGGAGGGCGCGGCGTGGCGGAGATTCGGGTGCCGGTGGGGATCAGCTTCACGCGGAAGGCGATGGACGAGCACTACCGCGCCCTGAAGCGGGGCGAGGAGTCGAAGCTGGAGATCAGTGTCGAATATGAGGAGCACCCGACGGAGGCGGCCAGGCTCGCCTTCGCAAAGTGGATGTTTCAGATGCACGAGGCCGACTGGCCCGGCGTGAGCGAGGAGGAGCAATATGAAAAGCTGGTACAGCAGAGTTACCGACACGGTGGAGAAGAACCGCTATACGTGCTATGAGCTGCGGGACTTTATGACGCGCGAGGAGGCGCGCCAGATCGTCGTCGGGGCGCAGGGGATGGTCAGCGCGGCGCAGCGCAAGGCGCGGGCGGACGTGGACACGCAGGAGATCGACAAGCGGGAGCTGCTGGCGGCCCAGCTCGCGGTGCAGCAGATGGAAGCATTCTGCGCGGTGCTGCCGTTTGTGGAGTTAATGTGAGGAGGTTTGTATGATCGAGATCTGAGCTGAGGGGAAGGCGGTCACGCTGCGGTGCGAGGGCAAGGTCCGGGCGCAGATGGCGGAGTTCGCGGCGGCCTTCCATGCCTGGGCATATCACACGGTGGACGATACGGAGGCCCGCGACGCGCTGCGGGATCTGTTCGTGGAAACGCTGACAAACGACGACCTTTGGCATATCCGTCCGGAGCGGACGGAACGGCTCGTCGAGGTGGACGACCCGGAGGATCTGTTCGACCAGGGCGGGGACTGATCCGCCCGACATGCCGCGCGCGAGAGCGGGCCAGCGGCGAACCCGGCTTTGACGGCAATGGGCCGGGGGAGGCGCGTGATGTGCCAGGCCTCCGGGGGCGGGACCCGGACGCGGCACCAGGGGAGGCGATGTTCCCCTCGCCTTCTCCTCTTCATCTGGCAGCCCGGAAAGACGGGCGAACCCTGACAGCCCGGAAAGACGGGCAGCCCTGCCCCTCCGGGGGCCGGGCACATGGACGGCGAGCAGATCTTCGGGGGTGTGGCCGCAAGCGCATCCGCGAACCTGGGGCAGCGCCAGGGCCGTCCAAACCCTGACCGCTTGCGGAGGCCGGGGAAGAGAAATTGTTGAAAGATCAAAGAGCTAATGGAGGACGTCAAATGGAAGAAATTCAAAAACGTGACATCGAAACCGAATATTCGGAGTTCTTTGAAAGAGTGATGAACGAAGTTTTCAACGGGGAACGCGATCTTCATATGCTTGAAAAGCGAACCATCGTAGAGTGGATAGAAGATTTCCATCTGCCGGAGATCATTGTGCTGGAATTATTGGAGTGGTGTGTGTGCACAAAGGGCATTAGCTTCAGCCTCAGAAGTTCATTTGTCATGGAGCTTGTCAAGTTCATTGATACAATAGTGACAACTGTGAAGCATTCGTATAAAGCCACCGAAAAACCGAACGAATCTAACACCGACGATCCATCGTGTGAAACTTTCATCGTTCAAGTGGGCGGCGGATTCTGTCCTATCCGTGAAGTGACCATGAAGGCGAAACCATACACTAAAGGGTCTTACAGCGGGATTGCCATCACCGCTGAATACACCATCCTCCGCAAGATCGGCTCGATCCCGGCGGAAGGGATCGGTGGCGAGGCCATGGGGCCGCTGATGAGTTTGCTGGCGGAAAACTTTTTCAAAGAAATCAAAGATCAGCGCGTCAAAGATGTGCCACAGGAGTCGGATTTGTACGACGACGAAGAGGATGATCTATGAAGACATCTGTATATATGCGGCCCTACTGGCGCTCGCCGAGGATCGGGACGGGGCAGACCTGCCCGGTCTGCGGCGCGCAATACTGGCCGAGCGATGACTGGGGATGCAAGTACGGCCAGACGCTGGTCTGTTCGATCCCGTGTATGCGGGAGATGGCGGCGCGGGACAAGGTGCGGAAGCTGGCAAAGATCAGAGAGACGAAGCAATATAAGGCATGGAAGATGCAGGAGGCCGGGATGACGCGCGAGGCCATCGCGGCGGCCTTCGGGGTGCCGAGGTCCAAGACGGACTGGTACATTAGAAACTTCATGGACGTGCACCGGGATCTGCTCGACGAGCTGAGAGAGGAGACCGCATGACGACAGAGGAAATTCTCGCGGCGCTGGACCGTCGGCGGGAGGAGCTGGGGCTGACCTGGCAGAAGGCCGCGCTGCTCGCCGAGGTCAACCCGGCGACGGTCCACGGATGGATCCGGAAGTCCCGGCAGCCGAACCTTTATAACCTGATCAAGGTCTGTGACGCGCTGGGCCTGGAAGTGCGGATCGAACGGAAGCGGGGAGGCTGACAGTGCAGAACGCAGAGAAGGACATCCGGGACACGGGGATCTCCGCTGCCGAGGCGATGGCGGCCATCGAGCGGGCGCGATGCCGGAGGCGGATGAGCGTGGAGACGCTCGCGGAGGCCGCCGGGCTGACCTGGGGAACCTACTACAAGTGGCTGCGCGGGGAGAAAACGCCGCGGGTGGACAACCTCCTGCGGGTGTGCCTGGCGCTGCTGGCGGCGGAGGAACAAGAAGTGACCGAGAAAAATCATTAACGGAGGCATATGCGCATGAAGACCATGAAGATCAAGATCACGCTGACCGAGGAGATGCTGGGAACCGCCAGCAGCAACCCAGAAATCCATGAGGATTTCATCGCGTCAAAGGCGCCGGACGCACAGAGCCGCGAGGAAGAAATCGCCGCGCTGGGTGTGGAGGCGGTGGTCGAGAAAGGCAAGACCGTTTTCCCCCGTGACGCGCAGGGCAATCCGATCATGTGGGACTACCAGCTCAAGGGATTTTTCAAGGATGCCTGCGGAATGCTTTCCCGCGTGCCGGACACGAAGAGCAAGGCCCTGAAGGCCTACAAAAAGGTCATTGACGGCCTGATCTTTGTCAGCCCGCGGCAAATCCCGATCCACCTGTCCGGGGAGATGGGCGAGTGTCAGAGGCCGCTCCGGGCGCAGACGCTTCAGGGGGAGCGCGTCGCCCTGGCTAATTCTGAGACCGTTCCGGCGGGAAGCTGGATGGAGTGCGAGATCACGATGCTCGACGACAAGCTGGAGGAGACCGTCAAGGAGTGGCTTGACTATCTCAAGCTGCGCGGGCTGGGTCAGTGGCGGAACTCCGGCAAGGGCCGCGCGGCGTGGGAGATCGCGTAAGCGCAAAGGCTCTGTGCGGCTTGGCATAGCATTGCCAGGGCTCTGTACGGCCGGGCGTAGCGCGGCGCAGAAAAGTAAAGCCAGGCGACGGAAGGGCCGAGCGGGGCGGTGCGAGGGCTTTGCCAGGCGGAGCACAGCGCAGAAAAGTAAAGCCAGGCGGTGGAAAAGCGGAGCATTGCAGAGCCAAGAAATGAAACGGAAAAGCATGGCAAAGCTTGGAAATGAGACGGAATGGCATGGCAAGGCTCAGAAGTGAAACGGAAACGCGGAGAAAGGCCGAGAACGGCAGAGAAATGGCGGAGCATGGCGGCGCTGAGTTGTGCCAAGGCAAATGAACAAATAGAAAGCGAGGAAACCAACATGAAAAAGACGGCTATCTGGAAGATCGTTGCCATCATCGGGACGCTGACCGCCTGCCTGTTGATCACGGCGGGCTGTGGTGCCAAAACGACCACCACAACCGGGACGAAAGCCGACACGTCCGCCCAGATCAACGTGGCAGACAGGCTCTCCGCGAATCAGCCAACGCCGAAAGACATAGAGTACAGCCTCGAACGCTACAACCTGATCCGGCGCACCTACTGGGTCAACGGCCAGCGGGAAAAAGCAAACACGCTGGTCTGTGAGATCGAAAAGCCCCTCGGCTACATCGTGCTTTTCACCGGCAACACCACCGTCGGGCGGTTCGTGGTGGACGGCAAGGTCTCTTCCCTCAATTCATTTCTGACCCCGGATTCAGAATACTATGAATTATGCTACGGTGGCAACTACACACAAAAAAACAAATGGCTTGCGGACGTGGACGGCAGCTACGGCGAGAACGACAGCGGGATCTTTTTCTTCACCCCGGACGGGAAATATGTGGAGTGGAGCGGCGATTATCTCTATAGCGACATCCCGTTCGAGATCGACAGCCCGGTGATCCGGTGGGAGGTAGCGGAATGAAGAAAGCGGTCATTGTCCTGTCCGTGGTTCTCGGACTGATCCTGTTCTCGGCAATCGTTTTCTTCTCATGGACACCGAGCGGACGCACGGTTTGGAACAATTGGTTCCACGACGTGAAAAAGGCCGACGATAACACACGGTATGAAAACCGCAAAAAGGTAGAGGACACCTGCCGCGCCATGATGGCCAGCTACGAATCCGACCGCCTGACCTGGATGCAGTACAAAGACAGCGAAACCACAGAGCAGCGCGGGTGGGCCGATCAGGCAAAAATGCGGGCAAACAAGACGGCCTCGACTTACAACAATTTCGTCCTAAAGAACAGTTATGTATGGGAGGGCAACGTACCGTCAGACATCTGCAATCGTCTGGATTATCTGGACTAAGGAGGTGAGCGGGGATGCTGTTTAAGAAAGATAAAGCGACCGAATATCAGGAAGGGTACAACAACAATTTGGACCCATACGGCCATGCGGTTTACACCTTCGCCGAGCGATGGGCAGACCTGATGGAACGGGAAATCCTCAAATCCGACAACCCGGCGGCAGTGATCGACGCCCAGGCCGAGAGCCTGAGCCATGAGGCAGACACGGAAGGAATCACCGGATTCATGTACGGCTGCGCGGTCTCGATCCTGAGCGACTGCTGGCTGTACGGCGAGCAGCTGCGCGTCTGGCACAACGCGCAGTATGGACATACCGGCGACGGCGTGGTAAACCCGGCGATCATGACAATCGGGAGGCGGTGAAGTTGAATGCGGCTGATTGACGCGGACGCGCTGGTCTATGAGCTGACCGAGATGGTCAGACACACCGCAGGAGAGTATAAACTCGGCATTGACGCGGCAAGGCTCGTTGTAATGGATGCGCCAACAATTGCGTACGGGACTGACAGCATCACGATCAACTGGACACCAGACATTGACAAGCTGGCGCGGGATGTGGCGCTCCGTGGGCTGAACGAGTTTTCGTTCTGTGGCAAGTCAATCAGGGAGTGGGTCGAGATCATCTTGGAACAACCCAGCTGGATTGGCGCTGACAAAAGGCCGGAAAAGCCCGGAAGATACCTCGTCTATGGGGTGACAATGTTTGTCCCGGATCATAACGGAGAACCGTGCGGTTATTGGGAGATCAAGATCGCGAACTGGTCCGACAAATGGGGCTGGGACTGCAAGGTAAAGTGTTGGCGGCCGCTCCCAGAATTGCCGAAGGAGGATGCAGATGGCGATCCGGATTGACCGCGACACCCTGCTGGCAGCGATCCGGGAGGAGATCGACAGCTGGGACGGAGAGACACCGGATCAGGTGGCCGTGCCGGGGCAGATGCTCCGGGACGTAGCGCGGATGCTGGGAGAGGGTGACACCTCTCCCAGCGTCCTGACCCTCGACGAGCTGCGGGCACTGCCGGTGGGCGCGGTGGTGTGGTATGAGCAGAGAGCCAAAGACCAGACGTACATCATGCCGATGGTCGTGACGGCGGACGAGCATATCGGGTGCTGGGCGCTGGGCGTGTGCATGGACGTGATCGGTCAGGATGATCGGTGCTGGTCGGCGAGGCCGACGGATGAGCAGAGGGAGGCGGAGGCGTGGCGCGCGTGATCCCGTTCTCCGCGCTTCAGCCGGGGATGACGGTCTGGCTGGAGTGGCGGGGATCGCCGCTCCTGCTCCGCATGGAGATCGTCGAGCGCAAGAGTGAGACCAGCGTCCGGGCGCGGATGGAGGCAGAGATGTTTAATGACCCGCAGGCCGTCCGGGAACAGAGCGGGCGGCGGGTGTGGGATGAGAGACCGACGAAGGAAGAGAGTGAGGCCGTGCCGTGGACGATTTCCTGAGTTTCGTGGACGATCTCCGGAGGCGGTACGCGCTCCACCTGGAGATCAGTTACTCGAAGGTGACGGACTGGATGATCACGGTGTACCGCAAGGGCCTGGCCGACGACTATCCCGACAGCCTGCGCGAGGGGAATGACGTGATCCTGTGCCACGTGCAGGACGGCGACATGGCGCTTGCCTTCGCCCGGGCCCAGGTGGCGCTGAAGACCTGGCTGAGAGAGCATGAGGGTGGGTACTGATGACACAGATGGACTTTCTCGACCTGATCCCGGTGCGGGAGGAGGATCTGTACTGGCAGCCGCAGGAGTGGACGCCGGGGACGAAGGGCTGGATGATCCGGGTGATCGGCGTGCGGTACCTGGACCGGGAGCAGGCGCACAAGATCTACGTGATGGCGGAGCTCTGGAAGAGCACCGAGACGCCGCGGCCGGATCCGCGGAGTTATCACAAATGGTTCACCGCCGGCGAGAAGATCGGCGGGGATCACGCGGCCTGGTACGGCGGTTGGCGGAAGGTGCTCCGGCGCAGGCCCACGGACGCGCAGCTGCTGGAGGCGGCGCACGCGAGCGAACACTGGCGGCCGGGGATCGGCGTGATCGAGCGCATGAGCGACGGCATGGAGCGGGTGCTGGAGGAAGCGACGGCATGACGGAACGGGAGATCAGCAGGAGACTTGGGAAGGAGGCCGATCATGCCGATCAAATCAGCCTTTGACAGCCTTCACCCTGACGAGGTGGAGCAGGCCGTCGCGGTGGAGCTGCGGGAGGACCCGCGCGGGTGCGCGGCCTGCCCGTATCATCAGTACGGCGACGCGGAGTGCCTGAGCAGGATGCTGCGCGACGCGCGGGACATTGCGCGGGCGCACAGGGAGGGGCGGGAGCCATGACAGAAGAGGCGGCTTTCCTCCGGGCGAGAATCCGGGCGAAGTGCCTGGAGTGCAGCGGGGGCTGTAAATCGGAAGCGAAGCGCTGCCGGAATACCGGCTGCCCGCTGTGGGGCGTGACAAACCTCCAGAAGCCGAAAAAAGACAAGCGGAAGCGCGCCGACGGCGTGCAGCTGTGGATCAAGATTGAGGTGCACGATGGATAAAAATACGATCCGTCGGGAAGACTTGGCGACGGAGAACGCCACCTACGTTGGCTTCGGCTTCATCGAGGAGAACTTCGACAACGGCGTGAAGTTCTTCCGGGCCTTCTGGTTCCACAAGGCCACGTTAAGCCCGAAAAACGAGGAGAGCGCCACGAAGGAAGAGACCATCCCGGAGTTCATGTGCAAGGCGTGGCCGGTCGGACCCAACGCGGAGCTGGGCACCTACAAGGACTTCGAGACCGAGGCCGCGGCGGTCAGCTACCTGAACGGGCTGGCCGGTGTTCGGGAATGACATGAAAAGCTATATGAAAGGACTGATTTGGGGATGCCGCCCAAGGAGAATGACATCGACCTCGGAGATCTGCGCTACGATTACGGCGATCCGGTCGTGATCGGGAAGGTCGAGAGTGTGGAAACCTTCGAGATCGAGGACGAGATGGCGCTCATGCCGCACTCCGTCGGGGCTGTCGTGACCGGCCTGGTCACCACGCGCAACGGCCCGGCGCTGCGGTGGCTGTTTGGTCTGCCGCCCAAAAAGCGGGACGGACGTAAGCTGAAACGGCAGAAAGAGAAAGCACGACGGAGGAAGCTGAAAAATGGAAGAGCAGAAAATCCTGTTCGCTGATCTCTACCGGCTCATGGGCGCGGCCAGGTTTGAGCTCAAGGCGCTCGGCAAGCAGGTCGAGACGCTGCTGCTCGGGATGGACTGGGACAGCCTCAGCCTGACCACGAACGAGATCATCAGCCTGTCCGCGAGGATCGGCAACATCGCCCAGGCCATGATCGACGCGACGGATATGTTCCTGCAGAATGGCCCATATGAGGGCGAGCGCAAGGGCGTCACGCCGCTGGAGGGGTTAGCCAATGACGAAGATTGACGAGCTGCCGCCCTTCAACCGAAAGCTGGCGGCGATGCTTCGGGCCGGGTGCCTCGACCTGGCCGAGCGCGCGGAGGAGATTGTGGGCGCGGTCGACCTGCACCAGGAGCTGCGGGTCACCATCGTTATCGGCTCGAAAAGCGGAGAGATCACCTGGCCGAGCGTGGAGATCGAGCACAGGGTGATCTCGCGCCCGATGATCGAGGCGATGAAGCAAAACACTTGAGCGCGGACAGACGTGTGGTGCGTCGGGCGCCCGGAAGGGAGCCGCAGCCGGCGACAGGGGTTCGAGTCCCCGCGCGCTCACCCGTCGGACGAAAAGCGGAAGGCGAGGAGACGGCGGCCAGGGTAAAGACTGACTTGGGGATGCCGCCATGGGTTCGATTCCCTCCAACGCGCGGGAGACGTCGCCCGCCGCCCGACACCTTTCTTTCAATCGCCCGGTGCGGGCCGGGCGATTTTAGGCATCTTCGGAGGTGCGTATGGATCGGTTTACAATCCTGAGAGAGGATCTCGACGCGATGAGCGCGGCGGGGATCCCGGAGCAAGCGATCGAGCGCGTGGTGCTGGCGATGGTGCGCTATGGCCTCGACGGCCAGGAGCCGGACTTTTCGCCGCGCGGCAGCGATCCGGAGGAGATCACCCAGGCGGTCATGGCCCGGGTCGCCTTTGGCATGGTCAAGGGGCGCATCGACAAGTATGTCGCCAAGGCCGGGAACGCGAGGAAGCCGGATGGCGCGGAGACGCAATCAGCGTGCGCGGACGCGAAGCCGGACAAATCGAAACCGGAGGAAGGCGCATCGAACGTGAACGCGGGCGCGGCTCCGGAAACCGAAACAAATCGAAATGAATCGAAACGAATCGAAACGCATAAGGAATATGAACAGGAGAAGGGGAAGGAGAACGATACCCATGACCCTGTGAA